GTTCACCGTGCCAGTGTAAACGCCAGTAGACTTCTTCGTAACGGTGACGGAAGCACCACCTGCAGTCATCGTTGGCAGTGCATCAGCGTCAACATTCGCACCTGCAAATGTACAGGTGACGGTCAACGTGAATGCCGTTGATGTACCCTTGACGAAAGTCGCGGAAGGTGAAACGCTAAACGAAATCTTCGCCTTAGCGTCATTTTCCTCCTTGACCTTTCGGTTCACATACTCTGCCTGCGTGTCCGAGATTCCACGGATAACGGCAGAGGCTTCATACACGAGCGCATTTTCGCTCTTGACCACGTCAACGCGGCCTTCTGCGCCTTCTGTGTCAGCCTTTGAAGCCGACACAGAGGCTTTTTCTCTGAATTTGATAAATTTTGCCATGTTTTTTTATTTTGATTTTAACTCATGAGTTTTATTATTCATCGGCCAAATCTTTCCATCTTGCGCCAGGCACTTCCTTACCTACTGCATTAAGGTGAGCCTGTTTTACAAATTCTACATGAATATTAGGAAAGCCACTCTTGCCCATTGTTCCTGCCATAGTTACATTGAGCTTCATATTCGCCCACTCGAAAACCTTTGCTGGGAAATCTGAAAATTTCTTTGTCTGAACACGGACGGCCTTATTTCCAAGTTTAAATCCAACGGTCTCTGTGATATAATCGCCTACCTTTGTATAGCCAAGCAATTCTTTGGCAATCTTCTCGCCAAAATCATAGACATCCAAGGTGAAGCCTTTTTGTCCCTTATCACTTTCAAGCGTTGCGTAATATTCGTCCATATCCTCAACTTCAATGTTATTGGTTGAAGCTGCACTATCATTGAAAGAAAAACTATCCTTCACGATTGCACTAAACTCAAAAGCTGTTTCCCATTTTGAATCAATTGGGAAAGAGCCATCTTTCTCTACATCAAGCAATTTAACGCTTACGATTCCATAAGGTGAAGTTTTTGCCATAATTATTTTCTTTTTTAAAATTGAACTTTAATCCTTAAATTGATAAAATGTGTTTCATCGTTATCTTTCATCACATTGCTGTCTGAACTGATAGAATAAGCAATACCATCAACCATCAATGGTTGGTCTTCGGTTTCAGTCATCTCGTTAGTATAAGGGATAAGATTGCAGACATTTTCATACATCCGTGAAAGACTTTCCTTATTAAGACTTCCAGACGAATTGTCCTGCGCGTGGATATTAAGATTTATCAAATTACTATCTGCCCATTTTCCGTAATTGACAGACAGACTATTGACAGCAATATAATCACCTCGATAGTTTTCATCCTTCTCGTATGCGAACACCTTAAAATCACTTTGCTGCTTCAAAAACCTGCAAAGCGATGTAACTACGTCTATTGAGTTTTTATATTTTTCCATCCTTAATGTCTTGTGCAAGTTTACTTAATTGCTCTGTCAACCATCCCTGTACATGAGAGATTACCTTGTGGCCTTTTGCTTCAACATATCTTGCATAATACATTCCTGCACTCACTTTGATTTCCCAAAGCGCTGATTGGTCGGCATCCAGCGAATTAGCTGCAATTTCTGCATTCGCCTCGCCTTCTGCACTTCCCAAACCATCAAAGCCACATCTTTTCACCTCGCTACCACCGTAATAGATTGTAGCACAAATGCTACCGCGTAAATTCCGCGTGTGGTCATCGTAACCGCCACTCATGCGGTCTGGATACGCATCACGTGCAATATTGCACGCCTCTTCTGCTATGATGGTCAACTCTCGAAGTATTGCGTTGCCTCTATTTGCTGAATTGTTCTGTTTCTTCGCTCCAGCCTTTTTTAAAACATTCTCAAACCCTTCTATTGCTATATCCATAATTTCAGCCAATGCCCTTTTGTTGTTACTCCAAGAATCTGTCTTTTGGCATCCAATGTTGAATCGTTCTTTACGACCCTAACATAATCGCCAACCTTCGGAATCCTGCCGAAACTTCTCACGTCATTAAGGAGAATATCGTATGATGTGTTATATTTATATCCATCATTGAGCGTTATTTGATTGGCCTTAGAATTTGGCGCAACCGTGCATCCTACGCTCTTCGACCAGCATATCTTTTCTATAATATTCAAGTCTTCATCCTCCTGCTTGACTACCGTCTGTAAGGATATTGTTGCATTCTTAATCATATATGTATGCAATAGATGTTGTTGTCGTTCTCTTTCAAGACCAAGTCTGGCGAAATTCCAGCACTTTCAGCGATAGATTTAATTCTCTCCTTCAGCAGCTTGGTATCATAGCTTTGTGAAAAGCCTCCAGCACTCTCAGAAGATAATGAAAGCATTTTCGATAAACACAACATTGATGCTAAAGCAACGGTCTTTCTCGCCTCGCTGTTGTATTCATCTGTCGGCGCGTATGGCGTAAAACGAAATCCAGCGTCTATCAGTCCCTTTTCCATAGATGCCATAGATTGTTCGTATGGCTCTATCTCCGTTGCAATAGCCTCAATTATATTCATTGTTGTTATGCTGTTTTATCGGTTTCCATAATAAAGAAATCATCAAGACCATAGAATACAGGCGTTGCCCACATCTCATAGTCGATGAATCGTCCTTTTTCGTTTCGCCAAAAGCCTACAAGTGCATCGTCATACTGGCTATATGTCTTGTTAGGCAGTGGGTCAATCATTTCGAGAGGGTCAGATACCTTCAACACGGCAACATTCTGAACGCATTGGAACACAACACGGTCATCAACGGTCATGTTAATTATACTTCCATCCTGCAATTTCACAAAACGGTCAGGCTCGATTGTGATTGTCGGCAGCAAAAGGCTCTCCAGATACAAGTTTGCTTCGTTGAACGTGATTTTTGCAGGACTGATGTCAACCTTGCCAAGTTTCAGCTTGAACGTATCTGCAAACTCCTTGCTCTTGCACATCTTGCGAAAAGTGCGTGTACTCATACGCATTTTAACAACCGTCTTACCCTTGGCAGACAATTCGTCCACAATACGCTGAATATCAGAAATCGGCGTTGAAACCTCCTCACCCCATTTGGCGGTAGGATGATATTTCTTCACACCCAAATCAATCTTGTAAGTAACATTGGACTTCTTGTTGTTCTTGGCATCTACGGTCTGCGTGCCGCTGAACAAACCTTCATAGTAAAGTAAGTCGATTCGTTTCTGAGGCGCGATAACTGCTTTTTCAAACGGGTCAAACAAATACTTCACGAGTTTTGCGTAATCATTAGAAGCATACATCGCAGGAGTATCATTTCCGTATTTGTTGCGCAAACGGCCTTCCATGTAGTAATACTGGTCTAATCGGTCATTATCCATCTGCCACTCGTCACCCATGTGCGAAATTGAACCAACAAGCTCATTTGCACTTGGCATGGTGTGCGTTGGCTTTTCGCCGTTTTTGTCAATTACACTACCGACCATCGCTGCACTATACTCCGCAATCGCGGCACGATACGTGCGTGAAGCCTCGTAGTCAATTGTGGCAATCTCATCTTTCCAAAGTGGTTTGTACGTGGAGTTTTTCATTTGCTCCTGCACAAACACATCAAATCTCTTAGGCTTTTCCAGCTCTTTAATTAGACTATCCATCTCTATTTTTTAGTTAAGGTTTAATTAAATACTTATGCGTAACAGTCAAAGCCTCCTTAATCGCCTCGTTAATAGGATAAGGCAAGGAATCTTCGTCAATCTCATACGCTTGCAAAGTAGGCGTGCAGCTCTGTTGGCCGTCAAGTTCAACGGTGGCATAATTCAAGCCGATAACCTTGCCTGCGTTGCCATCGTCAACTACGGCGTTAGCTTCCACTTCGTTTTCAAGTGCTGAAATCGTCAGCTTCGTAAAATCACTTGACGAATCATCAACCTTGGAAATTGTAGAGCCAGCAATCTTATCGCCAACCATGAACAATGAACCTTTGTTTACTTTAAGCGTTGTAGCGGCTTGCATTGCCTTCTCGTACACCTTAGCCGTTTTGCACGCACTCACCATACCGTTAGTAAGCAACACTAATGGCGTTCCCTTTGGTAGCCATTTCAAAGTTGACGGTAGATTGGTTTCATCAATCGTGAAACCAGCAACACGCCGCACGCAGCTCTTTTCATCCCAAGCACCTTCTTTGATGTCTGTCGGAAATTTCTTCTTGTAATACATAACTTTCTTATTTTTCTTTTGTTTCAAGTGCCTTTTGCGCTGCCTGCATCAGCTTTACAAATCCTTCATCGGAATCAGCATCACCGCCAGAAGTTGGAGGCTCAGCAATTCCAAGGGATTCAAGGATAGCCTTACGTTCGTCTGCATAATCCTGCGCAATCTGTGAGGCAACATTATCGAGGTCTTCTTCTTTCTCCAACTTGTAACGCGAAATAAACTTTGCAGGAATACCTTTCAATTTCTCATTGCTTGAAAGAACTTGCGATAAACGCTCAGATTCACGTTGCTGTTGGATTGGTTTGATGGCCTCTGCGATACCCTCAGAAATAAGTTTTGCAATCGCCTCTTTGGTCAAAGAATTTTCTTCAATAGGTTTTGTTTTGTCTTCTGTCACGTTCGGCTTCACATAACCCTTGTACTTTTCTTCGATGGCGCTTGCATATCTATTACCGACCTTTTGAAGCATATTAACGTATGATTCAGCACCGTTTGCTACGTTACTAATTTCCTCATCCGTTGAATCTTCTTTAAGGCTGCTTGACAAAACGTCAGCAAGCTCTTCAAGTTCGTTATGCTCGAAATTTTGCAAA